TCTTTTAGATATTTTATCTTGTATCTCTGCTCTTTGAGAAGATATAACACGTATCTTATCTACTTTCGGTCCTGCTTTAACAACCTTAGTTTGAACTCCTTGCAAAGCAGAGTTTATTGCAAGTAATACTTCGGAGTCAGACATTACAGGTTTTACTATTTCCTATAATATTTAGAATGGAGGATAGGAGACTCGAACTCCTGACCCCCTGCTTGCAAAGCAGGTGCACTACCAACTGTGCTAATCCCCCGATAAACCCCGAAGGGTCATTCAGATTCTGGTGCGGTTTCCAGATTTTGCTTTTCAGACTCTAGCACAGTTTCAATGCCGTTGTCAATGTTTTGAATGACTTCACGAACAGAAGTGATCCGTGGCGGAGTACACTTAGGATCGTGTGTGTAAATCTTTTGTTCCTCAAAAAGGATTTGACGTACTGACGCAGCAGTAAAAACGTCCATCTCAATGTTCACGGTGCTCACAGTTTTCCTCCAACAATTCCATCATTTACGACTCTAGTATACTCTCCCATTGTGCCTTCTTGGAGAGTCATAAGATGCCATCGAGTCATTTTAATAACATCTTCTCTATGTAGTCCAGTAAGAAAGTGTGCCCCATAGGGTTCTTTCAAAATACTGACGTGAAGACCAAAGCGAGTCTTCTTAACGTAAAAAGCATCATCAATCCACACTACATCTTCTGGAATGTTTTTTTCTACAGTCCCGCCAAGAGAGGTTTGGAGTGTATATTTTTTGGTATCAGTCTGAATCATCTGCTTTTTTGTTAAATCCGAATGGTCCTTCTTTTTCTTTCTTTTCTAATGCAAGTTTCAGTGCAACACCACCTACCGCTTCCATAACTTTAAGGATGTCTTCTGCTTTAGCATTTTCACCAAGTTCTTTGGATACATACCAATACTTTGGCCAGAATGTTTCTCCTGCGTTTTGATAATCTTCAAGTGTTAGTAGTTTCATGTAAAATTAGTTAACGAATGATAAACTGCTTCAATGTGCATATTGCCGTGGAAATATCCTGCAACAATGATACTCAAACCAAAAAGTATACATGCTACGAGAGACAATACCAAAGGCACTGTTGGATTACTTCCCGACGCCATAATCGGATGCTTGTGACTCGATATTCTCTTTGATACTCTTGTGTAGTTTTTCTAGTGCCTTGCGAGTCTCTTCAGTTTCTTCCCATTCAAAGACATCACCCTTAGAGTTGGTCAGTTTCTTTTTGGTCACAGGTCACCTTCCTTACGGTTTTCAGAATAGTGAACATCAAACTCTCCACCAGGATAACGTGCTTTGAGTTTTTCAACGTTCATCTCAATGATCTCATCAATAGTAGTATCAAGACCCATACACGCTTGAGAGACATACCACATGATGTCGCCCAGTTCACGCTTCAAATGAAAAAGGTTTTCTTCATTTACAGGTTTGCCTTGGAAGATAATCTTTTTGACGACTTCAGTAAACTCACCTGCCTCAGCAGACATACCTACAGCAGCAGTAAGCAGTCGCTCGGTAGGAAAGTCCTGATGGTAGAGATCTGCAATACGCGAAGTAAATGCTTCTGAACTTTTACTCTCTTGTGACGTAACTCCATTTACAAACTCAAGATACTTTTTAGTGTCAACGTTACTCATTAGAAATTAAATCCCTCAAACGACTTTTTAGGTTTTCTGTCCTCAAAATCATACTCTTCTTCTTTCTTATTGTCAAGCATATCATGCTGAGCACTCTGTTCACAGTCGTACAAACGCATCTTTGCACGGTCAATACCAACAATGAAACGCTTATGAATGGTCGGATCATTGTATCGGTTCTTCAACTGCTTGACTAGTAGTTGTCCCAGTTCCTCAAGTTCTTCAGTTGAAATAAGGGCAAACATAAGATCAGCAGTAGCAGGGAGACCAAAGGACTCACTAGTGTCAGTAAGCTCAACATCAGAGCTACCATAACCAGAACGAGTGGTCTGCGTGGCAGAAACGATAGGGACGTTTGCTTCAACAGCCAGTCCTCTAAGTTCTTCAGCAATAGCTTTGATATAGCTATATGAATTGACAGTGCTGTTTCCGCGATACCTTTCGGAAGCACATATATTAAGGTAATCAATGAAAATAATATCAGGTCTAAATGACTTCTTAAGTGCAAGTTCATTAAGAAGTGCCTTGAAGTGTCCAGCATGAGCAGAAGCAGTGGGATACTCCTTGATAATCAAGGTGCCTTGAGTTTTCTTAGCAAGGTTATTTACCTTGGTTTCAAACATACTCTTTGGCAGTTCAAAAATGTCCTGAATAGGAACATTCAGAAGGTTCGCGTCAATTCGTTCAGCAATTCTTTCTTCCGCCATTTCCATTGTAACGTACAATACGTTCCTCCCTTGGAGCAGGACGGAGCTAGCCACATGGCACATGAATAGAGACTTCCCGACGCCTGTACCAGCAAGCGCGATGTTAAGAGTTTTGTTAGGGAGCCCACCTTTCGTGATTTTGTTAAAGTAGTCGATATCAAACTCAATTTTTTCCTCCTTTCTGTGATAGGTTTCGTATCGTGATTCGTAGTCTTGTAAGTAGTCATGACCAATGTGATTATCAAAACTGACTGCAAGAGCATCAGACAGAATTGATGGAATAGCATCACGGTTCTTCTTTTCATCGTTGCCATCCGCAATATGGATGGACTCCATCAATGCCTGGTATATAGCACGATCACGACACCACTTTTCTGTGGTGTCACTCAACCATTCACTCTCTACAGGAACATCTTCTAGACACTCAATAAGTTGAACGAGTTCCCTAAAAGAGTTCTCGTTCACATCATTCCGCTTCTCAACTTCAATCAAAAGAACTTCTTTAGTAGCAAGTTCATTATATTCTTGAATGAACTTGAAGATTTCTTCAAAGACAATCTTTTGATTTGAATCTTCAAAGTATTCACTCTTGATAAAGGGAATTACCTTTCTTGCATAATCTTCATTAAACAATAGGTTTCTAAGAATTAGAAACTCAACCTTCTCCATAACTAAATTCTCTTTGTGCGATTTCGTCAAGTTGTTGCATCACTTCATCAGTGAAATAAACCTCAGGTTCTTTCAATATTTGTTTTGCATAGATTTTCTTACCAAGTATCTCATAACGTCCGGCGACATTCTTCCAAAGTCCACCGATCTCCCCAAGCTCAAGCAAACCATAGTAACGATCAAGACCCCGCTCATCGTAATAAAGACGTACCGTAACATCTTTGTTCTCCTTACTTAAACGCGACTTAGCAGTCTTAGCTTTGATAAGGTTTCCGACGATTTCCGTTCCATCCTTTTCTTTCTTCTTTGAGAGATGAATGATTGTAGAGGCTGCGTACTTGAGTCCACTGCCTCCTCCCATTTCTTTAGTTGGAACATAAGCGCCGATAACATCATATGTATGATTGGTAACGATCATTGGAATTTTTGCTTGACCCAACTTGAGAGTGAGCATACGGAAAGCACCTTTGATAAGTTGAGATTTAGTCATGTCCCGAACTTGTTTATCGTTAAGTGCGTCAGTAATCTCCTTCTCAGTTGAAAGCATCCCTAAAGAGTCTAGCACAAACATACAAGGTTTGCGATCATCTTCTGGTGCTTTTAGATACATATCTACAGCACGGAGTGCTTTGCTACGGAACTCCTCTACTGTGACGACGTTCACAACTACTAGACGGGTGGTATCAATGCCACGGGACTCGATGAGAGACTTAGTGATGGCAGCTTCAGTATCAAAATACAAACAATACCCATCAGGGTTAGTATCAAGGAAGTTTTTAACCACTGCGAGGGAGAAAAAAGTTTTTCCAGTACTAGACTCCCCAGCAATGGCAGTAATCTTATTCCCAGATACACCACCAAATATAGACCCTGAACAAAGTCCGTTAAAAATATACGAACCCGTGTCCACATAACTTTCAGACTCATCGATGTCTGCTGCGAGTTTGGTAAAGTCATCGCCAATTTCTTTTACAATATCTTTTAGGAAGTCCATTAAGAGAAAAATGAATCAAGGTTTACAGTTTTTTCAACACTCCATCCAATAGAGTCAAGAATAATCTTGAGTGGTTCAAGAAATGCTTTGTCAAATTGTAGTTCGTAGTCTACATATTTGTCAAATCCAAGTTCTCTAGGAAAGTCTTGGATGAATGAAATGACATTCTCGTGGATGGGATTTGGTTTTTTCAAATAACAAAATTTGATTTTTTCGCCACTTTGGATAAGTGAATATTTATTTGTAAGGTTTCCCTTCTTCACATAATGATTAAAGAGAAGTGCTCCTCTAGCGTGAATAGGAGTTCCTTTTGCGTAGATGTTGCTTGAAGATTTATACTTATCAACATCAGAAACACCTCTGGGAAATGAGATTTGTTCTGGAGGAAGTTTTCGGAAATCAGAACGACACTGTTCAATATATTCTTGAACTTCATCCTCTGTTCCCGTCATCAGAATCTTGAATGCATCCTTTAGCATCTTTCGACAAGGAGCAGGAGTAGATGACTTCACAGACTCAATACCCATAACTTTGAGTTTGGGTTCAGAATATTGAACTCCTTCACTATTCCATACGTTGAGAATATATCGCTTCTTCGCAGTCCAGATACCACGGTCAGCAATATTCTCACGCTTCATTTGCATTTTCTGTTCATACGCATTGACATAATCCGCAAGTTTTTGATAAGAGGATTCGATGAACGGTTCCAACTTGTCCTGACAAATCTTGTCAATGATCGAAACAATCTTGCCCTTGTCGTCAACTTTATTACCAAAAAATTTATTAACAATAGGTCCAAAGTTAATATAGATTGAATCGGTGTCAGATGCAATGACATAATCCACACCTTCTGTTTTTAACAGATTATTTAGATAACCATTAACCCTCATCTCAATCCAGCGGATGGAAACCTGACCAGAAAGCGTGATTGCCTCAGCATTTTCTAGTTTGTAATAGCGGAAATATTGGTTACCAATAGCACCATAAGCAGAGTTAAGAGAAATCTTCTTCGCCATTTGAATGTTGTTACAACGTGAGATTTCTTTCTCAAGTGCTTTAGTAGGCGTCTTCTCATACTCTTGCTTTGCTTTAAGCATTCGTTTCTTGAAGATAACGCGGTCTCCATACATCTTCTCCATTAGTTCAGGCAGAATACCTTTCACGTCCTTTCGGAACATTGCACCGTTTGCGCAGACTGAATTGTCCTTATACAACTCAAAGTTAGTCTCTTCGTTGAGAATCTTATTCACAGAAACACTAGGATGTTTATCTTCCAACAAAGTTTCAGGTGAAATGTTGTACTGCATAATCAGGTGAGGATACAGAGAGTTCAAGTCAAAACTTACAACCCAGTCATACACACCTGGTTTTGGTTCCTTTACATAGGCACCAGCATACTTTTCGTTCTTGTCTGCGCGAACCTTAGGAGGAATAACGATATCGCGCTTCTTGAGATAGTTGTAGATAATATTGTCCCACATACGGACCTGATAGAACACATCCACATAGTTGACCTTGGCGTCATATGCCATCGTCAATGCAAGTTCAATCAGTTTCATCTTGTCTTCCAGACGGTCAACAAGTTCCACGTCAACAATGT